GTCCCAGAAATGCACATAGTCCCCTGTAAGCTTAACATAGCATGCCACGAGCATCAGCAATGAGTACATCGAATTAATGATCGTGGTAAAAGGGTGTCCACTGGGCAATGATTTATTCCATTGGTATATATACTTTTGGTCTTTACCAAGACCCCCAATGTGGCGCGAATGTAAAAGATCCTCAAACAAAACAGTCCTAATACGTGCGTTGTCATCACCGTCATTATACCACTTATTAATCACTTCTAGCAGAACCCTAAATACCCCGGGCTGCTGGCTAGAATCAAAACTTTTGAAGTCACCCGCAAAATACTTGGCTGTAACGGGGTCATTGCCGAAGGTGATATTGTTGACTAACCTCGTCCAGTCTGAATAACAACACATCCCGGGTGCCATACCATGCATGAGGTTCTTATCCATGACTTCTGCTGAAAAATGGCCAAAGTACATCCTGAAGGCAATGACATAGTCCAGAGGCGCGGCTGAAATCAAGCGTGTCTTAACTTCCTCCCTCTTTTTCGTGGAGCGAAGCTCGTCCTTCAGAAAGTCAACAAACACATGTGCACAGCGCTCATTGCGTCTTGCACTGTCAATGACCTTATCAACGCGCTGGAACAATTCCACACTTTTAGTCGAATCAAAAGTATAGCTGTCTTCCGAACCAAAAAACTCCTTCTTACCACCCTTAACTGTAAGGCAGTAAGGATAACCCGCGGCTGTGTTCCGCGGGATGCTTCTGAATTTAGAAAGTTCAGGCACCCCCAAGACGGCCTGCTCTTTTGAAAAAATGAGCTTGGCTTGGCCTCTATCGGTGGTTGCCCGCAAACGACTAAAAGCAACATGTGCGACGCGACGCAAAAATTCGTTGTCGCAAGCAAAAACAGGCGAACTGTAAGGTTTAACAGCTTCTACCATGGGAAACTTCAAGACGCCACTGCCAAGGGGATCCAAAACGGGTGTCAAATGAGCCGGGCTGTAATCATATTCACCAAAAGCACCGAACAAACGAGTGGGAAAATAACTAGTCTTGGGACACAACGAAGGCTTGGCTGTTGTGGTGCCTATGGGTAAAAAACTTCCCCCATACCCCGGGGGCAGCACCT